ACCTTCTTTTTCCAATAGATCGCCTACTGTATCTTTTCCACATCTCTTTTTCGCCGATAACGCAATTATCATTGTTATACTCTCAAAGGTCGTATTAATTCACCATCTTTTTCAATTTCAAAATATTTGAAGAAAAAGGTAATTGTAAATGTCACAGAAACATCACCATCTTCAGTGTAAGAATACTCTATTTCACCGATTTCAGATGGCCAAGCACCATGATAATTGAATGAGGCAATTATATCACGCTTGGAGTTATTAAGAACATGAAGCGTTATTGCTGGTGGTTGATTAACCGTTCCCCACATAGTAGGAGTTTGCCGAGCATAGTCGTTCAATGAAAGCATCCATCTGTACATTTCGGTATATGCTTCAAAATCCTCATCAAGCAATACTCGAACAATCAACGGATCAAATTCGGTTGTTGTACTGGGCACGTTTTGTCTAGCAGTTCCCTGCGAATTTAATGGCATTTCTGTTGGAGGTATACGAAAACCTGGTATTGATGCTGATTGCACGTTCATGAGCATGGTCTTAATACCAGTAGATGACGGTATATCAAGCATAAAGTTAGTAATATTCGATTGATTGTTTAAAGCCATTGTAAAACTCCATAAAAATTAAAACCTGTTTACAGGTTTGAGCTTGCTCAAACTTATCTTTTTATCCTTTTAGTTATAATATCTATTAAGCCATAAAGGATAAAAATGAATGATTCAAGCAAGCTTGAATCTGGCAAGCCAGTAACCTTTATATAACCGGATGCATACAGGGTTTAACCGGAATCACCCTGCTAAACTTGTTACGTCAAGATATATGGTTTATTAATCTATAAAATAAAATGGCCCAGGCGAAGTCCAGGCCATTACCATTAAGCACGTGCCCATACCTTTTTGGCAGAGTATCGTTTGCCTTTCGACATAAACTGCTGCAGCGGCATGTAAATGACGTTCACCCAGTCGCTAGGTTTCACTTCTAGCATTGAACCCTTTAAATGAGCCGGTAGATATGCTTTTATCATGACGTCGGAACCATTCATTCCTTTAACATTCGACCAATTTATTTTCAAAGTCGTTTTATTGGAGAGTCGTTCGGTATTTGCATAATTTTTTAGCAATTCTTCTAAAAAGCTTTGTCTAGCTTTTGGAGGAATATAGTGCAGGTTCAAGCCATACATTAAGGGGCCTGACGAAGGTGTGCCTATTCCCAAAAATAAAATTAGCGGGAATCTATCCCAATATTCGAGAGTATCTTTATGCTTTGCATCATATGCGAAAGTGTAAATTCTCCCTGGTTTCGGGTTTGATACCATGTGACCACGAATTGATTTTTTGACAGTATCATTGAACCATTTTTGTGATTTATTATTGTTTGCTGCTCCAGTATCAGCTGCTCTAGAACGCAGTTGACTTCTGAAGTCATTTATCATGACTAACGCTTTTTCGCGTGCATTTAATTTTGCTTTATTTTTTAGACTTTCGACTTCTATAGCAATATCAATTTGCTTTGCGAATTTAAGCATAGTTCGTCTAAATGTATCGTAATTTAGACCCTTTGATTTTGCAAAATCCTTTCCAGACACGCCTTTGGATTTTGCTTCTCTCCATTCTATTCCCAATGTTACCCATTGGTTTCTTGACTTTTTCTGTGGAGCTTCATTGATATAGTCAAAAATCATTTATCCTCTCCATCCAAAATGAGTTCTAAGAGAATTTTCAGTTATTATCTTAAAATTCCAACCTTTTTCCATACACAGAGCATGGGCAGCTTTCCATTTATCTGTATTCACTTGCCATGTGTACATTTCTGTCATAAATTGCTTTTTGGCTTTCGCAGTATTCGTAGACTTCATTTGGGGAGGTCTGCATTCCTTTTCAGGTTTTACTTCGAACAGGAATACTTGGCCGTTTGACATTTTGACCCAAAAATCCATGAAATATCTTCGTCTTTTTCCGTCAGCATTCGAAAAGTATGGGATTATTACTTCTTCAGAATTCCATGCTAAAACTGAAGGCGACTGGTCGAAAAAATTTCATGGCCCAAGCCTCCCAGCTTGAGCGATACGTTATTTTATCAACATTGCCTTTATATTTCCCGATGTTCTTTGGTCTAAATTTTCCAGAATATGCCATATCATTTAGCCTTCTTACAGTTGGTGCCATGCCACCGATTATGATTTCCTCGGTTGGTCACAATTCCACAATGTTCGCATTCGTATCTTATAGAATTTTTAGCAGATTCGCTCATGCGCTTTCTAACTTTGGGTGAGCTCAATATCTTTTTTAGATTTGCTTTTTGCTCGTCCGACCTCTTTTGGCCTTTGTTGGCCTTGGATATTTTATTTTTTCCACTCGTCAGTTATTTCGCGATTGGCAAGTTTGCTTTTGTGTTCTTCGCTCAGAGGTTTACCCTTTAGAGCTTTAGATAAATTAGCTCGGTGTTCGTCAGACCTAGCAGGCAGTTTTTTACCCAACAGGCTTTTAGATATATTAGCGCGAGTTTCATCCGATCTCTTTCTACCAGTATGAAACTTTACCGATGTTTCCACAGCTCTTTTTCGAACCCATTCAAACTGCTTATTATTTGCATTAGCACTACCCATCAATATTTTTGCAGCATGCGATATGCTATGATTGTCTGGGAAAATTTTAACCAACAACTGATGAGCAACAAAGTGTTCAGACGCTGTCAAAAATACCAGATTGTCAGAGTGATTTGACCCGCCAAGACACTTTGGCACTATGTGATGCCTTTCAACATAAAAATCTATATCAGATCTTATGTTTCCTCTTTTTCTTCCCTTTAACATCAGATCATCGTAAATTTTTTGATAATTCATTTTTAAATGTCCTTACTTATACCTCTATTTACATAATCGCGTAAATTATTTGCCCATACACTCCATTCTCCAACAACCTTTTGGGTATACGACTGACTTATGACATATCGCACAGGTTCAGATGGAGGACTACCTGGTTCGACTGGTGCAGTAACATCGTATGTTAACACGACGTTATATGTGTATTCTTTTTCCATTGATTTTGGAGCAAGGAACGAATACAAGTCTGCTGTTGTAGGGTCAGGCAAGTCTTCCCATTTATTTGCAGTTTCTCTTTCGCCAGATTTGAGACGATAAGAAAGACCTCCGTCGAGAACAAAAACTCCAGTGTATTGCCCGGAAAAAGAGTTGGCCGTCACAGTAATTCCAGTGTTTTGGTCTACTGGATTAACGGAAATAGAAACCAGGGTTGCCCCTGGTTCAGTTAAGTTTGCGCTAAATGTCTGCGATACTATTTCATTTTCCCTTTTAACTGGCAAAACGGCTGATGCTGGCAATATATTTGACATGAATTACCCCAAGTTTATTCTAGAACCATCAATTGAGAATGTTCCTTGTGCAACATCGGATACCTGGGCCGACTGTCTATTCCAATTACCAGAAACATCATCTGTCCTACTTCCTCCAACTTCAGTAGAAAAATTTCCTCCAATTTTCAGAGTGTAATTTCCATCAATCGTGTTAAAACAGTCACCCATAACTTTAATATCGGCGTTTCCTTCAACATCCGCATTTAGATTTCCTTTTACTAACGCCGTTGAATTTCCGGTGACATACTGATTGACATTACCTTCTACTCGCTCGTCAACATTCCCACGAACGAATTGGGTAGCATTTCCAGATATTGTGCTATTAGAATCGCCTTGGACAAAAATATCAGCATCCCCGTCGACAACGATCTTGAGTTTTCCACCAATATGAACATTCCCATCGTTCTTGACTATGTAGAAATCATCACCAATAATTTTCGTGACTTTTGTTCCATCGGGGTGTATTTCTTCAAACGTACCAGTCCGGTGATATGTTTTTATGCGTTCATGCCCAGGCGTATCATCAAATTCCTGGATGTGACCAGACTCACTTTCATACACTTTGTTATATGGATATACAGCCGAGTAAGGTGATTCAGGCTCAGTGAACGAGGGAGCTTGGGCGGCAGATGACACACTTGCTGTTTTGAACATTCTCATCGTCTGCAATGACGGCGCAGATCCTTGTGACCCGCCGTATGGCACCAAGTTTCCATTTCTTATGACTTCTGATACACGACGAGCTCGCGATGGAGTTTGTCTAGCCCATAACGAATCGAGAGCAGCATCAGCTGCGTTATCGTATTGACCTAGTGCCAAGTATCCAAGCATCGTATTGAAATTTGCTACGCCACCAACACCCATTTGGAACGTCATATTGATAATAGCCATTTTACGAGTATCGTCTAGCATCGAATATACCGGGCCGACCTTGGAATTGCTTGATATGCTAGAATAGACGCTGGAGAGATCACGTTCAAACAACATAGAACATTCTTCTTCGGTTATTCTC